CACCCTCCTGTCGTCTACCTTCTTAGGAGATCAACGTGCAGATTAGCTTTAACATCTCTGAGCTCGTAGCAGCTACTCGAGCGAGTCACGCGATCGGGACTGCAGATACTGAAACCGTGGAATTCCACCAAGCCGCCGCCTTTAAAGCGGCGATTGATAGAGCCCGGCAGGTATTCTGCACCCCTGGCGTGATGTACTCGGATAGCGTACGAGCAGCAGTGATGTGTCGGCTGCTCGATACGTTGGCCCCCTTCGAAGATCGACAGGAAGGATGACACTTGTGCCCGAAGGCGCGGACGTGCATGGCTTGTGAAGGCCTCCGCATAACTTACGAAAGGTGACCGTGAAATCTTGGTCTAAAAACCAAATTGGAACCCTGTCGCGATCTTTCAGCGACTACGGGGCTGGGACCGTAACAGACAATCGTTACGGCCCGCTGGCTCAAACCCAGGCCCTCACCGTCTTTGCAGATAGCAAGGGGAACTTTGATGGGATGAACTACCAAGAATATCGGAAAACCATCTGGCGTGAGTATGAGGGCTACTTCGAACGTAGCTCGAATTCGACATTCCTTCGTGATCAGGGCACCGCACCCGGGGGTATTGTATTTTCGTATCCCCGGTATGTTGACGCGGTGGCGCAGGTTGAGGTGGCACACCTCTATAACCTGGCACTCGAGGACGCTTACGAAAAACTCCGCACCGGCGAAGCCGGCTCAGGGTTAGACCTCTCGGTCGATCTGGCGGAGGCCCATCAGGTTAAACACTTGGTTGGTTCGTTACCTCGTTTACTGACCTTCTGGAAGAAGCTCGCAAAAGGGCGTGATGGCGATCCTATCGGTCTTCGGACCGCACAGGATTGGTTGACCCTTCAGTACGGTGTTAAACCGCTGATTGAGTCGACGTACGGTGTGTTCGATGCTCTCATGCATCGACGGACGTACTCCTATCAGAGAGTTGTAGGTAAATCGAAATACCGGCAGTTCTCGTCGAAAACCTTCTCGAACCAGTACTATCAAGGTTCGCAGGAGGACGTCGATCGCGACTTTTCACAGCGCGGTAGGGTGGTGATGGAGTTTCAGGTGAAACCCACCTGGCGTACCTTGCTCGCAGGGTACACCTCTCTGAACCCGATCTCTATTGGCTGGGAACTTGTCCCTTACTCCTTCGTTGTTGATTGGTTTATCAACGTGGGGGGTTACTTGCGAACCATGGAAACCGCCCTCCTGTATGGCCAAGACTTTGTACGGGGTTGTTACACGTACACGCTCAAGGACACGCAGCAAGGATGGGTAGATGGATCGGGCAAATCCGGCATCTATACCTTTCGCAGCAATGCGAATGCCGAGATCATTCAGTCGTACAAACGGCGGAGTGTTTTCGGATCATTTCCTCTTCCGCTCTTGCCCAGGTTCCACGTGGATCTGGGTTCTCGTCAGCTATTGTCTGCTGCTTCACTGCTTCGCTTGCTCCTCCCAAGGGGCGGCAGGTAAAAGACAACTGGTTCGGCCACGGCCGAGTTTCTTAACCCGACTTTCTAGAGGATTTCTCCTCATGGCTGCTGTTTCAAGCATTGTTCTGCCTGACGCACAGGGGACCCCTGTGAACCATACCTTTGTGCCCCTAGGGCCCTCGTCCGATGGGACGTGGTGGTTCGAAGACCAATCTGGCTCGTCGCCAGTCGCCTATGCGCGGATCGGCTCACGCCTGTCTCGCACTCCGGCGGCAACGAATGGTCAGTCCTCTTCTTCGGATCGTGTCAATCGTGTCGTTCTGACCCTCAGCCTCCCACAGGTTGAGACGTTGGGTACCAACGACGCCGGCATCACGCCGCCGCCCACCGTGGCGTTCGTCGACCGTTTCAAGGTCGAGTTCGTCATGGCGGAGCGGGATTCTTTGCAGAATCGCAAGGACCTTCGCAAGTACCTCTTGGGGCTGCTTGCGAATACTCAGATTCTTGATCAGATTGAGTCGCTGCAAAGCATCTACTAGCCATTAGTAGATCCTGACGGTTTTCACCTAAGGAGTTCATCATGATCGTTAAGCACGCGGGTTTTGACCCGTTCGAGGAGGTCTTCCTTCTTACGTGCGCTGAGTTTGACACGCCTTTCTCGCTTATGGCCGCCTCGCTTTATCAGCAAGACCGCGCTGCATACGGAGCGTTGGCCTGGCGGCCCGAGCATTACCTAGAACGCGATCTGGATAGGATCCGCAAGGATTACTGTCTTCTGTCCCTCATGCGAAAGTATGAGAAGCCAATTCCCGGTATTGATACCCGGGAAGTCGCGCTCGGAAAGTTCAAAGAGTCCGAGACACGCAATCGAACGACTAACCGGGCCTTGAGGCTCGCGCGACAGGGGCATGACCCCTGGGGGGCCGTGAAGTTCACGGCATCTCGAAAAATCGCGCAGCTGTTAGGCCCGTTCTCTGTTCTGAAGATTGCTCCTTTCTATGGTTGGGGCCCAGGCGCTACCGCTGACTTAAAACGCAGCGAGGCGTTCCTGGATTGGAAAATGTGCAAGACGCCCATTTCGGTGTCAACCGCTGCTCGCGCTGGCTTTCAAAACGCCATCGAGCACGACCTTCACTGGTCAGCGGCGATTCTGGGGTCGTTCCCCAGTGGACCTTACTCACTTCTACCGACGGTCTTTAACATCGTTGATGAGTGCGTGGTCGACACCGTTCGCAAAACGTGCACCACAGACCGTACTATCGCCAAAGAGCCTACTGGTAACTTGTTCCAGCAAAAGGGATATGGCGGGTACATAAGAAAACGTCTGCGGTCCGTTGGAATCGACCTGGATGACCAGGAAACCAATCAGCGGCTGGCAAAGCTGGCTGTTGCTCTAGGTTTGGCGACCTTGGATCTCAAGGACGCTTCGAATTCCTGCACTACAGAGATCGTTTACGATCTTCTGCCTTACGACTGGGCATCCGGGATGGATGCCTGTAGGTCGCGCTGGGCCCGGTTACCGGGTGAGCGTGTTCGGCTCGAGATGTTCTCCTCGATGGGGAACGGTTTTACTTTCGAGCTCGAGACCCTGATCTTCTGGGCGCTTGGAAGCGCTCTTATGGAGGTCGAAGGTTGTAAGGGGGAGTTTTCGGTATACGGCGATGACATCATCCTCCCAACGGAGGTGGTCGAACCATTCACGTCGCTCCTCAGCGCGTGTGGTTTTCTTCTCAACTTGGATAAAAGCTTCTCTTCGGGGCTCTTTCGGGAGTCTTGTGGGAAGCACTACTTCAATGGAGAAGATGTAACGCCTATCTACCAAAAGCGCGAACCATCGAACCTTGCTGCAATCCGATTTCACAACCGGATGTTCCGTTGGTCCCGAAGGACTGACATCGACACGCGCAAGCAGCAGAAACTTCTACGGAAGGGCCTGCGAGGTGAGTTCAGAGACGTCCGTCTACCATACCCCTGCGAAGGGGATGACGGACTGCTCTTCGACTACTCCAACGGTTTCGACTCCTTGAGGACGGATCGAAATCTAGGGCTTAGATGCCCGGTAGTTACGCAGCGACCTCGTCGCCTCCCGGCAATTGAGGAAGCTCTCCTTGCTCTTGAACTGCGAAATACGTCTGCTAGGTCGGGTTCGTCACCCGATCCTGTCAACGACCGTCTCCCGACGTACGGTGACCTGACGTTATCCGATGAGCCATCGGACAGTTCATCCAACTTCGGTTGGAGGTGGGTCTACCCACCTGGCGTCTGCATTCTGGGCTGAACAAGGCCCAGTAGGAGGTGGC